TTCTCACCGACTTCCTGGACACCGACATTCGCCATCGCCAGATCTGTCGACAGTAGTGCTATTGTCCGCTCGCTCATGTTGTATACTCCTATTGTCCAACCGGTTCTGTTTCCTAGTCCTGACACCTCGAGCACCCCTCTCGAGGTGTTTCCTTTTTAAGAGAAGGTCTCCCCATCATCACTGCTGCTCACGATGGTGATGCCTGTCGATGTGTGGCTGTAGATGAGATAGATGACTCCGAGGCGCCAGTAACACGCGAGTTCATCGGACTGGACAGAACCTGTCACGACGTTCGAAGCAGCTGTGATAATGTTGCCCATCGGGTCACGCTTGACCCTTTGAATGTTTGCGCCACTCGTCCTGAAAAAGATGTACTCCATGCCGTTCGGCGACACGCAGACCGTGCCATGTGATCCGGATCCGATTGTAGTTGCCACGCTGACTGTGTTCCCTTCATCATCGGTTTGATAGCGTACGATGTTGTTCCCTGTCTTTGTATCGACGATGATAATCAAATACATTGAGCCGCTTGATTTTGAATACGCCAGGCTGAGACACTGCGCGTTCGTGATCGGTGTTGTGACCTCATCCCAGTTCGTGCCGTTGTGCGCCCTGGCGTGATACAGCTTGACACCGCCACCAGATGTCACGACACCATATGTCGCTTGCTGTGCCGGGCTGACATCGGCAGCTGTGCAGTTCCCTGCGAGCACCTCTGTGCGAAACACTGCTCGCTGTCTTTTTGCCGAATACATCGGATTGACACCGACGCTGTTTGTCCCCTCGACGATGGAATGATTCGCTTTGCCCAGTCCGAACGGTGAGCCTGTCTGGTAATTACCAAGCGTGTCAAAGCTCGAATCGGTGCCTCGAGAAGAACTGTCACTCGAGAGTTGTAGCGTCACGGTGCCGCTGGTCGCAGGATCTCCTGATGTGTCGAGGACAATGCCGTGTGCTGGCCCTCGAAGAATGGCGCCGAATGGCAGATACAGTGCCGAGTCCGTGCCACCATTGACATCGAACGGATCATATAGATCGGGGATGAAATCACCATTGATGGAATCGAACAGAGTCTGTGCTGTGATGGTGCCGGTCGCGATCTCGAAGCCATACGCGAAGTCTGTCCCGGTTGTGGCGTTCGGTGTTGCGAGGATTCCGCCACCATATAGCCATGTACTGATACCAGTTCCACCATTGAGGAAACAGTCTCTCAGTGGCGGCTGTGACACGCTACAGGTACCACTCCCAGGATACGCCACGGAGTTCGTCGCGGTCCAGCCAGGATGGCGGACGATGCTGTCATCGGACGTGTTGATTTGACCAACGAGGTCCACGATGGTCAGCGGTGTAACACTGTATGTCGTGACGCCGGTTGCGCCACCTACAGTCTTTTGCCATCGATAATCGCTCTCTTCTTCATCACGACCGTCGTTCTTTTGCTGCCAAAAGCGGCGCGAATAGTAGTATGTCGTGGTGTCCACTTCGGCGACAATCGCCGGTGTGATGCGCTCGTGTTCGTAACCGAGACCACTCGGTACATAGTGCGAGTTCGTGAAGCCATTAGTCGTGTCCTGCTTGAGTGTCGTGGTTCCGAGGTCAATCGCGCCTGTAGCGATGCGAAGGCGCTGGCATGACGTAACACCCCAATAAGCCGAGTCGACGCTCTCTGAGCCAGCGTAGGAACTGCTAGCGGTATTCTTCCTAGGATAGGGATTGTCTTTGCCATCAGTGAGTGGAAGTGCGGAGACAGACCACGCATCCGGACTGCATAGGTCGATGGTCACCGTCTGATACGACGTGGTCGCAGCTGTAACATTCCAGGTCTTCGTATTGCCATGAAAGTCAGTGATGACGAATGTTCCAGCGACTGAGGTCCCGCTTTGCGCCTTGATCTGGATGTCCAGGTAGCGATATCCGCTCATGCCTTCGTATGGTGCAAACAGTCGATCGTTAGTTGTTCCTGCGATGCTTCGTGTCGTGGCATATGCCAGACTCCATCCATTGAACCTGAAGCCACGGAACATGCACCTGGTCTCAGTATTCGCTTCACCGACAGCTGTAAGTGATGCACCAGTGATGGCACAGGATATGCTTGCTGGCACGTCATCGAGCGCCGTTGTCAGAGTGTTCGAGCCGTAAACAGGATCGGTCAGGACTGTCGTGGTGGAGTAGTCGACGAAAGTATCGGACCCTGACAGTGAGCCGGTTCCCGTTATTGTCCTGGACGAACCGTCAAAGCCAGTGACCACGACACTCAGTGAGTCAGGATAGGATGTCGACCACGCCCTGGTGCGACCGATGACAGCGACACTGCGATCAAGACACGAGCTCGTGCTGATGGTGGCGCTGGCCGTTGAAACAACGCCGAAGCCGTCAGTCGTTCCAAGAACAGACAGACTCCATTCGGTGGCGCTTTGCGCGTGGAAGGTGTGAGTATGCGTGATGTCATGCACTGCAACCGTGTTGACCTTCACCAGTGACACAGTAAAGTCATGGCGAATATCACCACTGCTGAATCCATTCGCCGACAGGATCGCGGTGTAGTCTGCTGTTCGCCTCGAACTCGCAGCTGCGGACACGCTGACTGATCCGCCATTCGCGGTGATACTACAGGCCGCCGTTGCTCCACTCGTGGTCATCTCATACCAGCGATATGCAGTCCGAGGGGGAAACACAGTCGGTGCGACGCTCGAGCTGTATGCAGTCTCAGTGACGTCCCACAGTTTGTCTGTCGACACCGATGCTGTGAATGTGCCAGCGCATGTCACGCTCACATCCTTGTATGTCGTGGCGCCTGTCTCAGTTCCAGACGCCAAGACAACGTAATTGCTATTCGTCGATCCATGGCCGTTGTTCACAGCCAGGTTCGCACGAAGTTCCCAGGTCCAAGTTGCACCAGGTGATGGTGCATTGACGCTGGTGGCAATGGCGAGCGAACCAAGAAAACCTAGATGTCCGCCGAAGGTGAAGTCTGTTGAATGCGTGTCGTAGTCAGGCTCGAGAGGTTGCGTCGCGAATGGATTCCAAATGCGTTCCGTGACGTTTTGCGTGTGCGACATCGTGAGCGTCGATGTTCGTGTCCCATCGATGTACGCCACTATTCTTCACCAAAGAGGTACTGACCTCGATAGATTGCTTTGCGGAACTGCACGGTTCCATTCTCCACCACGAACTCAATCGTCGGAATCGCTACGATTCGATACAGGCCCTTCACCGTCACGCCATCAGGCTGCATGATGGTCACGATGTCACGCACCCACAGAGGTCTATTCGTGGTGCTAAGGACCAGAAAGTCACTCTCCCACTCGATCAGGATGCGCCCTTCCATTAGCCGGTTCTGCAGTGATATTCTCGCCTGGTAAGCAACGTCAGCATTTGTGATGCTCGGATCAGCGAGGATGTACGGAACTGGTCGCCCTCTCCAGTTGTAAGGTCGATCGGCTGGAAGCGTGGTCGCGTCCTGGCTCGCTGCGTCTGCGTTGTACGAATACAGCAGATCACCGTTTCGTGGATCCTGTCCAATGACTGTGATTTGATTACACTCTGGCGACTCATAATGCGCGGTCATACGACGCACCACGCGCTTCTCACGGAGCGCCGCAGTGACTCCAGCAGATGTCGCAGCAGGGACACTCTGGTACAAAGTCATTACGCTGTCGAATGAGAGGTCGTACGGATTTGCCCACTGGTATTTATAACCACTGGTAGTCGGACTCCATCCGGTCACGAACGTCGCAGCATAGTCGGTTTTGAGTTTGTTCAGCATCGATGCGATCGTGTCGCCACGCTGAGGGACAAATGACGAATAACCACGAGCGATGTCTGGACTCCGACTGATGTTTATACCTGTCACATCGGTGTATAGCAGATAAGTCGCTGGAGGATAACCAGCGAGTGTCATCATGTCACCGATGGCTGCCTCCGCCGTGTAGCCGTCGTACAACAGACCATCCTGGAAGTAATACAGCTCAAAGTCTCGTGAGCGGTCCTGTCCTTCGAACTGAAGTTTGCTGAAGTTCTGTGACAGATCTGCTTGCTCATACTGAATCTGCGGAGGCGCCAGTGTGCCTCGGAAGATGTCAATATATGCCGGTGTCGGTGTCGCGCTGTTCGAGATCGCCACACGAATCGGGCGGTCCGATGTGATCTGTGGCTGTTGAACGCCAGCAGTCTCGAGTGCTCCACGCCTGGCGCTCATCTTCAGCGTTGTCCTAGACGTCTCATCGACCGAAAGCACCAGGTCATCGATGTACTCTGTGATGTCCACAGGTTGGTTCGCTGTCGCTGTTGCAGCTGGCGTATACGTCGCCATCGATGCCGCCACACCAGAGGTGCGCGTGTATGGCGATGGTGTCGTGACCTCGAGCTTCAAACGGACCGTGTCTATGACTCCATTAGGTGTATACGTGCCACCAGCTGACGTTGTCACGCTGACAGTTTCTGTGATGCTTCCTGTCGATGTTCCAACGACGTCAGACCAGACAGTGCCCACGAAGGTCGCACCAGTCGGGGGAGCATAGCGCAGCTTGATCGGCTTGGAGTAGAACACGCCAGTGGTCTCATAGGCAATCGGTGCAATCTGCACAGTCGGTCGCCCATAAGGAACCTTCCACGCGAAGCTGCCGGATGGCACGATGGTTTGTCCAGGAGTGTCTAGGACATCCTCGAAAAGGTGTGAGAAGTTAGCACCGAACGTCGACGTCACAAGCAGCTCGCGACGCTTGAATGGAATCATCATCAGCGCGATGTTGCGCTGTCCTACTGCACTCGCGCTTGTGACGCTTCGTCCTGGCGTCTTGTTCGTGTCACTCTGGTCGTAGACACCCTTCTGAATGCCATTCTTGTAAACGATGCAGGACCCATTCGCACGGAATACCAGCTCGACTGTGTTCGCTCCGCCGTAGCCCCACTGAACACGAAGGATAGGCAATGGCGAAGCATCGACCCAGTTCGGAACGTACGCGCTTATGTACCATCCTTGATTGACGCCATACGAAGCAGTCGTCGAAACCCATTCAACATTTGCTGTGCCGAGTGTCGTTGCAGTGAGGTAATAATCGCCAGCGGCATTTACCTCCATCTGCTTCCATACACTGCCTGTAGTGAGCGTGTAGGCGCTTCGTGGCACACGCGCATAGAGTCCGGCGTAGTTGGTCGACCATCCTTCAGTGACAGGGAGAGGCGCTGGCATGGCCGTCATGGTCACACTGTCAAACCATCCAGTGGAGTTCTGTCGGTCCCATGAGGTTCCATCAGCACCGACGCACACACGACCTAAAGCAGGACGTGGTTCAGGACAGTCGACCTCGACCAAGAGTGGCCAGTTTGTCGCCATTAGATTCGTCTCATTTCAGTGACCAGGTTCTGACGTCCAGCCTGAATCATCATTTTCCTCATTGAACGCTCGAGGTCAGTCGAAGCAGGAATAAGTGTCTGCGGAATAATGCCGACTCCACCGACGTTCGTCGGGTTGTTTCCAGCGGTTGCAAGTTCTGAAGCTGTCACACCAATCGCGCCCAGGCGTCCGCCTCCGAATGTCTGTTTCCGCAGATCGAGCAGATCTCGAGTGCTGCCCGTGTTCTTCGCGATCTCATAGAGGTGTCCCTCCATCGACTTCGCCATGTCCACAAATGCCGCCTGCATCTTGGCGGCATATGTTGCGATGTCTATCATTGTATTGATCAGACCACCGCCCTTGCCTTCGGTCGACTTTGCTGCACTAGCAGCTGCTTCGGCTGCTTTGCCGATTGGAGGTTTTGTATCTGGAGGCGAAAGTGCTGTGGTGCCTCCAGTCTTCTCGCCGCTTTGCTCCATACTGTCAAAAATGGCATTCATACCATAGATGGCTGCACCAGCAGCTACAACGCCAGCGAGAACCTTTGCGATACCAGCAGGACCGGCCAGTGCATTGACCAACGCCTCACCCGCCGCTATTAACTTAAGGCCGTTTGCCAGCTGCTTCATAACTTTAACTAGCGTGATGATGCCATTGACAATCTGGACGGCAGTAATGGCAGCCAGTGTCGCAGCGATACCCATAAGGATTGTCTGTGCAGCCGAACCATTGACCTTGACAGAGTCGAAAAACTTTGTGATATCTTCAAGGCCTTTTGTGATGGCCGGCGTCACAAGGGCCAAACCAGCACCGAAGATATCACCGACCTTGACCTTGAGTTGCTCAAACGAATCGACAATGGTTGCCATCTGCGAATTTGTATTCTTCGCCATGCGCTCCGTCATACCGCCGTATTTCTTGTCAATGACGCGAAACAATGCGTCCAGAGTTTCGGAGGCACTCGAGATCAAGGTTCCGTTTTTGTCGAACGTGATTCCTTCGCCAGCAAAATCCTTTTTAGAAAGTCCGAACATCGAGAGCGTTTCGGAATCTGGCATTATGCCCTGGTTGAGCTTACCCATCATGTTGACGAGTGACTTGAGATGCTCTTCGTCAGCACCGAATGCCGCGCCAAGATCAGCGAGTTTCGGGAGTGCCTTCTGCGCGTTCAAACCCATCGCCTGCAATCCGACTGCGGCGTTGGCGAGCTGCTTTGTGGTGAACGGTGAAGGACCGGCGACTTCGCGAACCTTCGCCATGACCTTCGCTGCTTCGGCTGCGGATCCTGTAACGACTTCAAGTCGTGTGGCTAGTTCCTGAGCTTCTCCGCTTGCAGTGAGTGCAGACTTCCCAAATGCGATCAGGCCACCCATGGCACCGAGTGTGGCGCCAAGTTTTCCAAGCTTTGACAGCTGGTCGCCATAACTCACAGCCGAGGATTTACTATGGTCTAAAGCATCAGCTGTCGACTTCGCCTCAGCCTTGACGTTCTTCAGCCCCTGGACTGCATCGCCAGCGCCTGAAACTTTGAATACAATGTCGAAGATGCCGAGCGCCATTAGAGTGTCCTTTTTGCCATGACCGACATCACGGCCTTGACAATTTCCACGATTTGATTGTCCCAGACTTCAGCCGCCCATGCGACTTCAGCATACTCGTCCAGGCTGAAATCGGTCTCACGGGGATGGCGCTTCAAATGCCGCACACTTGTGTACAGTATCGTCTGCGCCACCCCGCTCAGTCGTTTGGGACTTCGTCTACCGCCGCTGCAAAGTCAATCGGAAACGCTCTGGCGAACTCTGCCACGACATAGAGGTATATGTCAGATCGGTCACGGGCCAGCTGCGCGAAGCGACGTCCAGGATTGATTTCGCCATCACCAGGCTGAATCACATAACACCGTGCCATGATCATCAGGATTTGCAGCATCTGAGCTGGAAACTCAGGGTATGCAATCTTTAACATCTTCTCAACTTCGGGTCGAGGAAACAGATCGGATGCCTTCGGTTCGCGGAAAACGATTGAACCTGGCGTTCCAATGAAGCGCTCGATGTCGACGACGAGATTCGGTCGACCTTCTAGTTTGGGAATGTTGTCAAAGATTGATCTCAAGTTATGATCCTGACAGACCAGTGATTCCGGACACGCCAAGCTTGATGGTCGCGGTTTCGGTCTGTGTTTCTTCCGGAGTCAGGGACAGCCCTGCTTCTGTAACCATACCAAAATACTTGACCACGTTGCCAGCAACGGAACCTGCACCATCAAGGTCGACATCAATCTCACAGCCGAATCCAAGTTTAGACGCGAACAGTGGACCTGTTGTGTTGTCGATGTACAGCTCGAGGTTGACTGTTCCGGCCTGTGTCGTAGGCAGTGACGCCTCGTAGACCGCGCACAAAGCTGTGGCGTTGACCATGTTCTGTGTGATTGTGGTCGAGAACGACTTTGCCAGACAGACGATCGACGTGGCTGTCGTGCTCGGAAGTGCAGTGGTGTCGCCAGTCAAAGCGGCAGCGGTGAAAGTGATTGTAAGTGTTACATCTTTAGCGAGAAGCGGACGGGCCATAGTTATACCTCTGGAGTTATTGTGGCAACGTAAATCTGAGCGATGCCATTATCGACGCGACCATCCTGCGACACGTCGACCGATGATGATACCGATGCACGATTCAAAAAGAATACAGGCGTCGTGCTGTTTACACTTTGCTTATTAAGAAGTGTATCGATTCTATCCACGATGGCCTTGATGCGCGCCATCGAGACAGCACCACTCTGCGTGTCCCAGCACCACACCTGATGGCTTGATGTGGTCACGATGCGGCCACCACACATCGATGTCGTGTCAGTCTGGCCAGCGTCAATGTGACGCACCACGATGTATGGCACCTGTGGCTGGCGGAGGCTGATCGGATCCTTCTCAGGAGCCAGATACAGGTATATGCCCTGCTGGTACGAAGGCGATCTGTTATCGACCGCCAGCAGTCCCTGGAGCGTAGCGTCAGCTGTGAGAGTGTCATAGATCCACTCATCCACGACTAAGGATTCAACCATTGAAGTACTTCCTCACTACACCCTGGAACACATTCCATGCCTTCGTGCTGGCAGGTATCGCGAACGGTCGATTCTTCTTGAACTCGAGTATCTTGCCATAAGGCGCTGAGATGCTGATGATGTACTCGTAGTCGTTGACCTTACCGATCGTGATCGATGTCCGAAGATTACCAGTAGCCACAGCCGGTGCTTGTCCTGGCGCGGATGCTTGATACGTCGTTTGTGTTCCTGGGAGCTTGTACCTTCGTCCTGACTTTGGTCCAGTCATCAGTGCAATCATGCCAGTAAAAGCAGCACTCACTGCATTCTGCAAAAATATAGATAGCATGCGAAAACGCTTCTCCGCGTCGTCAAAGCCTGATAGGTCGACCTTGACGGTCATGGCGCCAGCACCTCAATGAGCAGTGGACCGAAGCGTCGCACGGTAGTCGACACGGTGAACGACAAAGTCAGGCGAATCACAGCTGCTGTCGGGTATGCAGCGGGGTTCAGGATCGTCACAATGCCCTGTGAGGAAAGAGACTTCGTCAGCGTGGCTGTTCCTGTCACGAACGAATAAGCAACGCCTGTGGCGGCATTCGTGTATGTTGCCGCGAGAGTGCCTGTCGTGATGTCAATCGGAGACCCGTTGTCATCGACCAGGCGCAAAACGTAAGTGTGCCAATCTCCGGTCCAGGCCGCGATCTGCACAACCTGTTCCGGGTCTTCGGTGATGTTGATGATGTTCACACTCATACTGGCCTCACATACAATCTTAGCGGTCCAAAGATCTGCGTGTCGGTCGCGCCTGTTGTCCTGGTCACAAGC